TTTGCTTGCCGATTTTTTTGGCGTAGTGATATTCGGCCAACGCGCCTGCGCTCTGCTCCCACCCATGGAGCAGATAGACCGTGTCCGCGCTGCGGATCATGGCCAGACAGATGTCCATGTACTCGGCCTGCTCCAGGCCATCGGGCAGCGTGGCCGGGTTGAGGACCACGCGCCCGATGTTTTTGCGCAGCTGCGTGGCAGCATCCAAAAACGCGGGGCGGTTGAGCTTGGCGTGCCCGGTCATAGGGCCTGCGATGTAGGTTTTGAGCTTAGCCACGTATCTTCTCGAAAAATGACTGGCACTCTGTGCACCTGGTGCATCCTGGCTGCGCCTTGCGCCGGGCCTCGGGGATAGGGTCCCCGCAGTCTTGGCACTCCATTGCGGTGGCAGTGGGTGCGGGGGCAGACATGCGGGCGGCCAGTGCGTCCGCTCTGATTTCGGCCTCTCGCGCCGCCGCTATGTCCGCGAAGTCTGCCATATCAATCCTGTAAAGCGGCCCTGGACGCATGGTGCGTTGGGCGCCTGCGCCCAGGGCCTATCACTGGGGGGTGTGTTATCTGGTCAAAAGCACCGTGACCGTCGCGCCTGCGGCGGCCTTGGCCGCAACAGCGTGGCCCATCAGGATGTTGCCTGCGCTGGTGGCCGTGGCGGCTCCCGCTCCCGAGCTGCCGCCAACCGGATCGCCGTCGGCATCCCAGTACACGGCGGCACCGAGCGCGATCTCGGCAGTGGCGGCGGGCACGGTCCACTCTCCGGTCACGGCCATGAGGCCCTCCGCGCCGTTGGCGACATCGGCCAGGCACACGCCGACAATGGACCCGACCACGACCACGTCGTCTTCGTCGTAGTCAGCGCCAGCCGTGAAGGCCACGGTCTGGCCAGCCAGAGCGGTCTGCGGGGTGTAGATGTTATCGCACCAGCCGAGCAGCACGCGGACCGTGCCGACGGCTGCGTCCTTGGCCGCGATGGCAATGCCAATGGGCGTGTTGGCGGTAGAGGTTGCGGTGGCTGCGCCAGATCCGGCGGTGCCGCCCACGGGGTTGCCGTCGGCGTCCCAGTAGACAGGGGCCCATCGGTCGATGGCAGCCGTGGCGGCGGGGATGTCCCACACGCCATGGATAGCCAACTCGCCTGCGGCTCCGTTGGCGACGTCGGTCAAACTCACGCCAGCCAGTGTGCCGACTACAACGACCTGCCCGGACACGACGTCCGCAGAGGCCGTGAAGGGGATGACCTTCCCTTCCTGCACATAATTTTTAGCCATGATCGTATCCTCATGCGGGGCGGATGGCCGCCCCGTCGTTATGGTTGCTTATGCTCCGGTCCCGGCGCTCTTGCGCAGGCCACGGTGATCCAGGGCGCGGGCGCCGACATCCAGGCGCACGTAGAAGGTCTTGCCGTCGATGTCCGAGGTTTCCGCCTCTTCGATCACCGGCTGCTGCATGCCATCAAGGAACATGACTTCCACGGTGTCGACCTGATTGGGGTCGGCGACCAGGTACCAGGCCGTCTTGGAGTTGGAGTCCAGGCGGGCTTCAACCACGGGAGTCAGCGAGTTCTGGAACGGGTTGATGACGCCGCTGTTCTTGTCGCTGTCCGTGCTGGCAACGGAGCGCAGCAGCACGTCGGCGCTGGTCTCCAGGGCGGCAGGCACGAGCAGAAAGCGGGGCACGATGTTCAGCACTGCGCCATTGGGCCCGGTCTGCTTGCGCATGTTTTCGCGGCCATTGGACACGCCGGTGGTGCCAAACACGTCGGCGGGGGATGCCAGGTTGGCGTGATCGGCATGGAAGAGCGCCTTGTTGTCGTAGCCCATGACCTGGTTGCCGGTCAGGATGTAGTAGACGATGTCGTTGATGCGCCGCGATCCGGCTGCGCCAAAGGCTCTGGGGATGCGGATCAGGGCGTTGAGGTCATCGTTGACGATGGCCTTGCGCGTGATGGAGAATTTGCGGCCATAGGTCGCCACCTGATTGGCTTCCTTGAAGTCGTTAAACGAACCGGCAGTGTACTCGCCATGCTCGTTGATCAGCTCCAGGCTCGGGGCCTCGGAGAGCTGCGGGCGCTCGGAGGGCTTGAAGTCCGAGGCATCGGCCACGGAGCACCAGGCCTGCCATGTGCTGGGCGCTTCTTCGTAGGCCTTCTGCATGACCTTGGAGGCGACGTTGCTGAGGATGCTCGAAAAGTCGCTGCTGGTGTGCATGCCCGAAAGCCGAACAACGCCCAGGACAACGCCTGCCAATTCGTTGTTGGTCATCATGCGCGTGGAAACGCCCATGCGCTCCAGGTACTCGCGGGACAGTTCCCGCAGGGTGCGCCCGCGCAACTCCTGGGCACCGGGGGCTGGCTTTGCAAGGCGCATACTGCCACGCAGGCAGAGGGCGTCCTCGGCTGCCAAAGAGAACTTTTCCAGCTCGGTGCGTCCGGCCTCGGTGATGCCGGGCCCCATGGGCGGATTGGCCACGCTCATGAGATCGACCATCTTGAGGGTGGCTTCCTCCATGGTTTTGCAGGTCTTGGCCAGTTCCTTGAGCTTGTCCTCGTCCACACCCAGGCGCTTGCCGCGATCCATCAGGACCAGCACGTCCTGACCGGACAGCTCTGCTTTGGGCTGCGGCACGACAGGCGCGGCAGGGGCAGGCGCGGCCAATTCCTTGGCGATGACGTCAGGGTCCAGGGCCGCCATGAAGACGGCCGCTTCCTGCTCCGTGGCTGCCGGGTCGAGTCCCAGCTTCTCCAGGAGCTTTTTCAGTTTCTTGTTCATACGAACCTCCATAGGCCCTTTCGGGGCAGGGTTATCCGCAGCCATGGATACGGCGGCGGTATCGTCATCTGCCCCGAACGGGCAGAAGCTGGTTTCAAACACGCTGGACTCGGTCCAGACATCACACGGGCCGGTCACGGTCTGGCCGTTGACCTGCATGGTCGCGTCCTTGGCGAGCTGCACGATCTTCCCCGCCTGCACGCCGATGGAGGCCTGCCAAGGGAACGACTCGTCAGCCAGGCCAAGGACTTGCTGGGCGGCGTCGGTGATCCGCGAAAATGCACCGGCCACGTAAAAACCGTTCTCGTCTCCGGAGCCCTGATCGATGGTGCCGACGATCTGGCCACGGTCGTGGTTGAGCAGGGCGGGCACCTTGGCCTTGGCCAACTTCATCCCGGCAAGGTCAATGACAAACCGGCCCCAGTAGCCCCAATCGATGATCTTGCCCGTGTAGGCCAAAATGGAAAACCGGCGCGGCGCGGACTCTTCTTCTGCCAGCGCGGCCAGTTCGACGGGCGCGGACAGGGTCAGCATGCCCTCGTCCACAAACGCGGCCAGCTGCTGCTGGTTCCAGGCCGCCGTGCATCCGGCCATGGCCTGGGCTTCGCTTGCGCCGCCCTGGGCTGCCTCGGCTGCGCAGCGCTTCAAAAAATCCTGCTTGGATTCACCAAGCGTTTTATTGCTTTTCTTGCGGGACATTGCCGTCTCCTTGTGTTTGCGAGGCTGTCGCCTTGGCGATGCGGGCCTCTTCGCGATCCAGCTGATCCTGGATCTCGTCAAAATCCACGCCCATCTCCGAGCAGATCGCGCGGCGGGTGGTCACTCTCATGGCAAGTTTTTTCTCGGACGCGGTGGCGTCCTTGGTCGGATCGACCCAGGGCCAGCCTGGGGCCTGCCAGCTTACGGCCACGTCGTCAGGGCTTACGCTCATGCGGCCCGTGGCGTATTCGATGTCCAGCCAGGCCTTGGTGATGGGGTCGCACCAGCCTTCCTGCAGGAGTTGCTGCTGACCGATCCAGCCCCGGCGCTCGTCAAGGGATGCGGAGCGCTCGGAGGAAAACGAGCTTTCGGTGTAGTCATGGGAATAGTTGCCGTAGCGCAGCCCAAACCCCACGCTCTGGTCCTTGTTGGAACTCTTGACGTAATCTGCGTAGGGGCTGCTCGGGCGCGATGCTTCGGCCACCGTGATGTCCGTTCCGGGGGGCAGGGTCTGGATGCGGCCCGTGTCCAGATATTCGGAAACGCCTGTCTGCGCTCCGCCGGTCGCGGACCCTTCAGTCCCTGGCCGCTGCGGAAACTGCCCCGAGCCAAACTCCGGAATGTTGGTCTTGATGAAGATGCCAAAGGCGCTGGCAAGGCGGGCGGCCACGCGCTCGGAGGCCTTGTACTCGGACAGGTCGCGGATCTCTTCGACGATGGGGGCCAGCATGGACACGCCCCTGGTCTGGGACGCACGCAGCGGCATCCACAAATGGACAACGCGGGAGGCCTCCAGTCGCTTTGATTCCAGGGCCACGCCGGGCAGATAGTCGCCGGGATGCGTGGTCAGGATGTGATAGGCCACGACGTCGCCGTACTGGTCAAGCTCGACGCCGCGCCGGATGGCCCGACCGTCGCCAAGGTTTCCGTCTTTGGACGCATCGAGCAGATCCTGTTCCAGCATCTCGACACGCAGCGGATTGATGCCCGCCACAAAGCGGCGCTTGTCGATCCACAGGTTGCCAAAGATTTCGCCGTCCACCCAAAAGTGGCGCAAGGCCAGCTTCTGAATGAACAGATAGAATTTGTTGACCTTGGCCCAGCGCGCAAACGCTTTTTCCAGATCATTGAGCGGCGCGCCCGTTTTGTGGCTCGTAAACTGCGGACGGATGCCGGTGTGCACCACGTTTTCGCAGATCTTGCGCAGGGCCCCGGACACGTTGACGTTGTTGCGGTCAAGGGAGCGGGCTCTGGCCACCAGGGCGGCGGCGTCGGTGCGCAGGATGGCGTCGGCTGATTTGCGGGTGGGGCGCCAGTTGGCGTTGTGGTCCGAGCCTCCGGCCCCGATGTACGATGCCAGCGCGGCGCGGTTGGCCGCAAAGCGCATGGCGGTCTTGGGGGCGATGGCTCCGATGGCGCGGGCCATGATGCGGGTCCACAAGTCGTGGCGCTTCATCCCCGGCCTCCAAAGATGGCGTGGGTGTGCCCGGCGCCAGGGGTCATCATGGCGATGCGGTGTTCGAGCTTTTCGATTTCGCGGTTGATGGTCTCCAGGGCGGCGCTGGACCTGGTCGTGCCGTCAACGCCATAGCTGGACCCGGATGTCAGGATGCGGTCCCGCTCGGCCTCGTATTTGGCCAGTGTCGCCTGGAGAGATTCAAGAGTTGCCATGCCCAATCCTTGTTGATGCCCACGAGAAGTAGGCCAACAAATCACGCAGGAATGGAGCTTGGGCAAAAGAAAAATAGACTAGCTGGTAAATTACCAGCCGTGAAAATTGGAAATGACAATCAGTTCATTGTGTTGCAGTGGTGACGGCAAAAAAAAAGCCCGCTGCGGGGCGGGCCTTTGGGGTGAACTTATGGGGAGGACTAGACACCAGCCTATTTTTATTCTGGAGAATCCACTTCAATGTCTTCTGCAAAAAACTCGTCATTTCCACGCCAGCCTAGCTGGCGAACTTTGTCGCCCTGAATGACGATGCTTGCCTCGGCGAGTGTCGTCATTGCCCATCCGCATTCCGGGCAATATACTGTTTTTTTATCAAAGCCTTTCCCCCAAATATTCCAGCCAACATACTCATAATCATGCCCCCTGGAACACCTTCTGATCACGCACGGGATATCCTGCCAAAATAGCCGGGGGTCGAGGTCGAAGATGAGATCCCCTGATTTCCCGGAAAACTCCCTCAAAATCTGTTCCGCCTGCTCTGCGGAAGTTATTTTTGCTATCATACTGCCCTCCAATGGGACTGAGGGGCCTATTTGCCCCGCAAAACTTCCAGCTGCTCCGCCTCGGACAAACCCATCCCGGCCATGACCAAGCGGACGATCTGGGCGGACTTGCTCTCGTTGCCGCGCGCGGCGTCAAGACGGTCGATCAGGCCGATGGGGAGGGAGACGGAAATATTTTTTGTGCCGCGCCTGATCTCGTTGTTTTTGCAGTCCCGGCCATAGCTGGCCAAGCTGCATGAAAGGCAGTCGCCATTGTTTTGCGTGCAGTAGTCCTTTTTTTTCATGGCGCTACACCGTGGCCTGCCAGTTTGTGTTGACGCCGATCACGCGGCGGGAAATGGTTTGATACTGGTCGCACTGATGCTTGATGGCCACTTCAATCACATCACCATTGTAGCCTTGGCCAAACCTCTTCCATGCCTCGCACTTGGCGCTACGCTCCGTGGTAGCCTTGCAGTCTTCCCAGTATCCGACCGTAGAGTTTGACTTGACTGTCATCGCGTACATGATTTCCCCCCAGTGTTGCTTGAGGCCCGATTGCCACTCGTGCGCCCTTGTTGAAAAAAACCTAAGACGCTTTTTTGCTCGTGTCAATAAATTTTTATTAAATTTTTAATAAAAATTTAAAGGTAATGAAATCGACTAAATGGGGTATTCAATGTCCGAACATAGCACCTCTTTCACGCCCCCGGACACGAGCACAAACACCCGCCACCTGCCGTCAACGCCCTGGAATGGCGGGCTCGCCGCAAAGCCTTTCTCAGCCCACTCCCGGCCCGTCTCTTCATCCCGCACCGGCACGCGGACACGGTCATGGTGGCGGACATGCGGGGCGGGCTGTTCCTGCAGCCCAAGGCCTGCGGACCTGACCGCAACTTCCAGGGCGGCAGCAGGCGTCAGGAATAAATACTTCTCGGCCTCGGTTCGCATCCACTCCCGGTCGACCTTGACCCGGTACAGGCCCACAGGCCCGCCAAAATGCGTGGCGTCGTAAAGCCGCAGCTTCAAAGCCTGCCCGGCCGCAGTCTTCACGCTGATGCGAAGCTCCGGATTCTGCTTTTTACTTTTCATTTTTTAACCCCTGTTTTGCGTAAATTTTAACGCATTATGGACAAAAAAAAGCGGGCACGATGCCCGCGCATCATTCCTCCTGCAAACTCTTGATCCCCTCCCCGATAGCGCACAGAAGGCACTCGGGGTTCGAGCATTTGTGGTAGCGGACTCGCAGTCCGCCATCCAGCGGCATGACCTTGTACGCCTTGAGCCTGGGGGCTCCGCAGCAGGGGCAGGCCGCGCCGGTCTTGCTGTCGTAGATCACTCCCGTCCGCGCCATCTCCACAATCAGAACAAACCGTTTCGTGGCCGCGTTCATGCGTTTCTCCCAAACATCTGCCTGCCTCCTGTGTACGGGTTGACGGACGGGGTTGGCGGCGCAGCAGGAAGAGGCGCCGGCTCATTCTCCCACATCTTGATGCCGAGGATGTCGGCAGCGATCAGCGCATAATGCGCCACGTCCCAGGCGTGGTTGGCCTTGCCCTTGGGGCAGACCCAGTATCCTGTCTTTTCATCCTTGTATTCGGCGCACATGCCCTTGGCCCAATCGTCCGAGATCTCGCCATGGTAATGCCACGCGCCCGGGTCTGTCGGGGCCACGCGCAGGCGCGTGGACAGCTTGTCTTTCCAGAACGTCGTATGCCCACGCAGGAGCTTGAGGCCGCCAGGGAAGGGCTTGTTTGTGCCTGGGTAGCGCAGGATCGGCGTGTAGGCATACTTGACGTTCATCCTCTGCACGCCCTGGTAGGGCAAAATGAGCCCACGGTGGGCAGAACAGAAATCATAGACCTCTGTCGTGTAGTGCCCCATGGCGTCTATGATCGTCAGCTGCACCGGGTAGATCACCCCATCCTCGTCAGAGTAGGCCTCTTCCCAGAGCACGCGACGGAGCGAGTCAAACGCCGGATGATAGCGCCACGGGCACTCCGTTCCCTGGGGCCGCGTCTTGACCTCCCAATCAACGGGCAGGAAGCCTTCACGCACGGACCATGTTTCTTCCGCGATGCCCCAGCCCTGGGCGCGGATCTCGTACACAAAGCCGTTGTCCTGGGTGTCCACCGTGGCCACCAGCGCAGCCACCTGACCGCCGCCGGGAACCAGGCCCCTTGGCCTGTCGTCCTTGAGTGCCAGGATGGAGTCTTCGGCACGGGCAGAATGACGCGCCTCCCAGGGCTCGCCCTTGAAGTTGTTGTGAAGATCCTTGTCAATATCTTCGTCTTTGGTCAGGGAGTAGGCCAGCGCCTTGGACGCAACCTTGGACAGGCTGAAAAACGGAGAGATCCACGCCGGGATGTGAAAGGCGATGGCCATGGGCGAAGCATCCCGCAGGTGCTCTTCGAGTTCCGTGCCGGTGGCATCGTCACGCCACACGCCACGGCGCAGGGCCATGTCCCTGTCTGCATCGGACCATTGCGCATCGCAGTGTTGGCAATCGTACCAGGCCAGGGCGCCGGATTCCAGCTTGACCGGATCGGTCACGGCGTCCGGCCATTTGATGCGGTCAAACTCCATCAGCAGTTCCGTACCGCAATACGGGCAGACCACGTGATAGCGGTATCGCGCCTCGGCTGCCTTCCATGCCGCGTGGATGCCGACGTTTTTGAGCGTGGGGGTGGACAGCTTCCAGATCCGCGCCTTGCGCCTCCAGGTCGTGACGCGCTTTTCGGCCAGATCCTCGGAGGACGCTTCGCGCTTGCTGGACTGGTACTTGTCCAGTTCGTCCATGATCAGGTAGCGGATCGGCTTGTTGCCCAGGCGCGCGGGCGATCCGGACCAGGCCATGTGCAGGGGCATGTGGCGCAGGTTGATGCGCATAGATGACAGATCGTCCGCAGCGCCGGTCAGGTATTCGGACAGCCGCGCGCTGGCCTTGAGCATCGGGATGATGCGGTCCACGGCGTTTTCGCGCGCGGTCAGCTCGTCTGGGTAAACGTACAGGGCCGGGCCAGGGGCGCGGTCAATGGCGTAGGCGACGCAGTTGTGCACGGCCTCTGTGCCGCCGATCTGCGGGGCCTTCATCATCACGACCGTTTGCACGGACGGATGGAACGAGGCGTCCATGATGCCAGCCAGACAGGGATTGGCGGCGTTTTTCCACTTGCCCGGCAAGGACGAGTTGTGCACCACGCGATGCCCTTCTGCCCACACACTGACCCGCATTTGCCGCCGCCGCCGAAAAACGGCGCGCTCGCCCTTGCCCATGGCAAAGTCCCAGGTCTGCTTGCCCAGGGCAAGGACCTGCCTGGCCGTGTCCGGATGCAGCCAGGAGGGGAGTGGCGCGTGGATGCGTTTATTCTTCGACATGCTCTTGCGTCTCGGGGATGCTGACCGTGAAATGGATGGGCCGTGAAAACTCGTTTAAGGCCTCGTCCAGGTGCTTTTCGATTTCGCGCATGAGATCATCGGCGCGGTTCTTGTCCCCGCCTGCTGCCTGGACTAGTTCCGGCGCTGCCACCTGCAGGGCGCTGCGCAGCCCGACCGACAAGGCCATGGCTCGCCCGGCCAGTTCCAGGGCGATCTCGTCACGCAGGACGTACCGGCCCTGCTTGATTTCGCGGTCGAAGACGACGGATTTGCGCTTCTCTTGCAGGTTGAGCACGCGCTCTTCCTGCTCCAGTTTGGCCAGCGCGGAGAGGTCGTCCGTCTGCCGCTCGGGCAGGGCCACAGCCTTCAGGCTGGCCGCATAGCGGTCCACGTCGGAACGACGAAACGTGCCGTCCTTCTGCCGACGCAAAAACCCGGCCCGCACGTCCTTGTAGAGCTTGGCCTGCTTGATCTGCCGCGTCTCCTGCAGGTAGGCGAGGGCGGACTTGATGTCGGTGAACTGGTTGTTATTTTGATTGCCCATAGCTTCCTTCAGCATCCTGGATGCGCGATCCAGCGCCGAGAGGTTTGCGGCGGACGGGTCCGCCTTAACAAGCCGCTTCGCCTCCTCTTTGGCGCGTAGTAATACGGGCACATCCGTGCCGCTGCTGCGCTCCAGTAGGGATTCGAGCTCTTGAATGTCGGCCATATACAAACCTCTTTGCGCTTATCGCATTTTATGGGCGGGTCTCTTGACGTACGCCACCCGTGGAGCTAGGCAAATAATCGTGTCTGGTATCGGCCTAGCCTGTACCTCACCACTGCGGGCGGTATCTCTAGTACCGCCCGCATCTTTTCATGCCGCAGAAATTTCGTCGAATGTTGCACCGTCGGATTGACGCGTAGCGATACCTCCTGTGTATTCCTGCCATCTGCGTATGATCACATCCGCAAATCTTGGATCGATTTCCATTATTCTAGCGGCTCGACCAAGGCGCTCGCAAACCATGTGTCTGACTTTGGACAGGTGTAGCGTGAGTATTTCTTCCCCCCACCGACCAGCGCTGAATCCCTTACTGTTGGCAAAGCACCTTCCCTGTCATTGATCCTATGCGCGCACAGCGTTAAAATTGCAGGTATGTTGTCAATCACTCCAGAAAGATCATGTATTGGTTTGCGCACGATTTGTTCATCTGTCGTTGTTCTTGCATAGTTATGCGCAAAATCATTTTTGCACGTGAAAAAAGCAACCTGTGCATATTCAAAATACAACGTCAAAACATGCAGCCAATCAGCATTGCCGGTGACTACGCCAGTTTCTTCCCTGAACTCACGGACCATTGCAGTAATGGCGGCCTCTCCATCTTCAATATGTCCACCAACTCCATTCAGTAGACCGCGCTGCCACTTCGGTCGATTTTTACGGATGAGTACAATGCTATCCATCGCTGAATTAAAACACAGCCCAACCACGTATTTTTTCATCACCCCTCCACGACCAGCGCTGCAGCTTTTGTGCGTTTTTCGTGTAGCTCCAAAATTTGTTGCATATCTCCGCGTAATCGCAACTCGTGGCATGACTGGCACACGCTTTTTGTTGGCCTGCCAATATTCTCGTATGTTCTGTCTGGGACCGTGGCGGGGTTAATGCCGCAAATTTTACAAAGCTTTTTTGATCCTTTTGCTTTCTTCATCTCTAAAACCCCTCCGCGCGGCGAATGGCCGCACTGTTGCAGTTTGCTCGGACCAGGGCCGCAGCCATGGGCGGGCACACGGAATTTCCACACATGCGGACCTGCGCAGTCTTCGTCAGCGGCTTGCCGCCAGCGTGGTCGATCACGTAGCTGTCCGGGAAACCTTGCGCGCGGAACAACTCTCGCGGCTGCAGCATGCGTAGGCCAATGTCGGCGATGTAGTAGGGTTCCCCCTCGACCTGGACGGTCACGAGGCCGAAGCGGTCCCGCGTGGTGATTGTGTGCAGGGGGGATTCGAGGCGCGGGTCCTGGTCTGCTCCGTAGTATTTGACCAGGAATGCGTGAACGAGGGCCGCGTGCGTTCCTCCGGCTGTGATCGTCGGGGCAGGGACATCGATGGCTTGGCCGTCCCGGCACGTGCCACGCAACTTGACCAAGTGCGCTGCAGACAGGAGCGTCTTGCCCCCTCCCCCGGCAGTAATCGTGCCCACGGGCATGTCGGCAGGGGCCGCGACACTGTGCCCGAACTGACGAACAAGGTGGGCGGCAACCACGCTGTGATGGTCCACAGTCGTGACCGCGCCCAGGGGCTGCTCGACACCATGCCCGACCACGCCGCCATAATGTTTGGCGAGAAAGGCCGTCACTAGGCCAAATCGATTCTCTGTACTCACGGTCCTGACCGGCTCGGAAGCAGAGTGTGCACGAAGATCTTTGCCCCCTTTGGTTCCGTAATGAGCCTCAAGAATTGGCGCGACCAGTGCGAACCCAGGGGAGCAAGTGATAGTGCGAATAGGTTGACCATCATCCCAGCAGTTGGGCCCACGCCCTGTTGTTTTTGAATTTGCGACGTTGACGATGAACGGCTTGGGATTGTTGACCACATAGCGCATGATCCCTTTGGCGATCCGGCGCAGGGTCGCGTCGGCCAACGGCTTCTTGCGATCAAAGATGGACGGGCAAGGCAGCGACCAGTCAATGCAGTCGGCGGCGGTGCGGTAAGGCTCCGGGCGGCCCGGTCCATGCGTCGGCTCCGGCCAAACGATCCTGCCCTTGTTGCGCTTGGCGATCAGGAACAGGCGCTTGCGGATCGTCGGCGCGCCGTAGTCGCAGGCCCGGAGTTCGCGGTATTCGACGCGGTAGTTAAACCGTGACGACAAGCGCCGCAGGAACCAGCGCCAGGTATCGCCCTTGGCCGCCTCGATGATCCGGCCCTCGCTGTCCAGCGGGCCCCAGGAAGTGATTTCCTCTACGTTTTCCATGATGATCGTCTTGGGCCACGTCGCCGGAATCCATTTGTCCGTGATCACGCAAGCCAGAGAGCGGCGCTTGTCGTCACGGTTCGGGGCTGACCCCTTGGCTTTCGAGTGGTGCGTACAATCGGGCGAGGCCCAAAGCAGCTCCACAGGCTTGCCCTGCGTTGCCCAGCTCGGGTCCACGGTCCAGACGTCTTCGATCAGATGGCGCGTTCCCGGGTGATTCTGTTTGTGCATGGCTACGGCCTCGGGGTCGTGGTTGATGGCCAGATCCGGATCACGGCCAAGGGCCATGCGGATACCCTCGGATGCGCCACCGCCACCCGCGAAGAGGTCGACGATGATGCCGGGGCCGCCTGACGGGATGTCGATAGGGAGGTTCATGATGCCTTCCCGGCAAGCGATGCCCTAATCTTGTCGCGCAACTTGATGGATGTTTCAGCCTGGATTGATCCGAGACATTCGGTAAGCAATTCTTCCAGCGCCGCAACGCGGGCACGAAGGGCTTCGTTTTGCACACGTATCGGCACGGCCCTTTTCCGCTTCCCGCGCTCAATGTATTTTTCGCCTCCAGCGCATTCGGCGCAGGGCCAGGGCATTTTTTCGGTTGGCCCCTCAAGGTGCTGTCCATAGTAAGAGCACGTTGTGCATTCGCTCATCTCCCTTCCTCCCCGACCAGTGCAGCCAGTGTGTCGAGTTGAATTGACGATGCACAGATACACACGTCATCGCATTCTCCATTCAGTTCCATCTCGCCGTGCCGCACGAGCATATCGCGCTTCTTTTTCCACACTTTCACTACCGGCATCACCGCCTCCACCAGCGCGTTGTGGCGGGCGAGGAGGGCGGCGTGGTCGGAGTATTTCATCCAATCTCCATTTTCCTCGACTCGCTTATCAATGTAGCAATCCCCGCTGATAGGGTATTGTGATGCTATGTGTAGACCGTACCTTTTCACTTCACTCATCTCACTTACCTTTCCAGCTTCATCAGCGTGGTCGTTAAAATCGAAGCTCATTTCCCTTCCTCCCCGGCCAGCGACGATCGCGGCATCATCCTGCTTATCGCGCCACCGCGCCCCGGCCAAAAAGGCCACGTGATAAACCGTGAACGAGTTGGCGCCAGCGAGTTGCTGTGCGACTTTTTTGTCCCATGCATCGAGCGCGGCCTCTTCGAGCTTGGCTTGATCCATCATATTCATGATTCCCTCCGGAATTCGATAACCCAGACCCAGGGATTGATGGCCCAGGCCAAGGGCCCATACAGCGAGTCCCAAAGTGCGCGAAAATCACCAACAGGGTCGGTTGAAGTGACGGATGTATCGCAGGGCTCATCCTCGTCGCAGGTCCGCCAGCAGCCAAGGTCTGCCACGGCGTCATCGTCTGTGATGTCCTGCACGCGCTCCACTCGCACGTCGGTGATCTCCAGGGTGATGCGAGCGGCTTCCTTGAAAACGCCATTAGGTATTCCCTGGCGGCCAGAAACCCACCGTGGCACCGGCCATCCTATATATTTACGCTCCCATTCTTCGTACAAGCGCGATGGGACTTCGATGGTTCGCGTAGCGTCATCAGCCACATATTTGATGACCAACTCCATGGGGTCTTCGCCACCACCGGCCAGAACGCCTACGACACGCGCAGGCTCCCGTACCCAAAGGCGGTCGCCGGGCTGGCCGTAGGGGTAACGGACCTCCTCGCATGAGCAGCCCTTGACCCCAAATTCGTTTGGCAGGCCTTCCAGCGCCCACCCTGACGGCTTATAGGGGCACGGGACTGGCCTTCGCACAGGCTGCGGCTTGATCGGCCGCCTCGTCTGCGTCTTCCGACCGTCGAGGATGGCGCGAACCATGTCAGCGTTCATGAGTATTGGGCGTTCTTTCATGCCTCGTACTCCTTCAGATCTTCATAGGCCCTGATCATCGCAACAAGGTCGCCACTCATCACGGCCGCGTCTGCCTGTTGCAGAGACAATTCCATCATTGCTGCAGCGAAGTTGCCAGCGCCTTTCAGTGCAGGATCGCGGTACATCACAATCAATTCGCGCACGCGGGCCATTTCTTTCGGTAGTGCATCGCCTAAAGTTTCCATCACACTTCCTCCTCGGGCTCTTCAACGGCCGCTGGATATTTCGAGATGTTCCCCACTGCCTGGGGCGATCCTTGAGTTTCCGCTTGACGCATCGCCCAGGCGACACCGGCCCGAAAGCCATCTTCGAAAACCAAGCCCGCTGTTGGCCGGATAACTGGCCCCGGCCAGTTCTCAAGCGCCTGCGCGAGGCCATCTTCCATCTTCGCCATGGTCATCATGTTCATGCCGCCTCCTTGCCGTGAAATTTGAGCACAACGAATTCCATGGGCTTGAGGCCAAGCCTCTCTCCGCCCGGGAAAACCGCAGAGACAGCACCATGGCTGTTTACGTACACAGGAAATATATCTTCCGCGCAGGCAACGAGCACCTGCGCGATACAAGCAGGAAGCTCTGACCTGACGGTTTTTAGCATGCCAACCATAAGCGGCACTTGCCCCTTCCAGTGCGCGGGGTAATGCTCCGAGCGCTCTATGAAGGCTGGAGATGACATGACGGCCTCTATCTGCCTGGTGCTCAACGAATTGTTCATGCCGCCTCCTGCTCTTGCTGTTTCGCCCGCCTCGTGCGTTTCCGCACCGGCACATCCACCCACACGCCGTTCTCGCCCCTGTGCGTCATGGGATCCATTTCCGCGCAATCCCATGTTTCAATCCCCGGCGGCAGGTCCGCCTTGTTCAGCATGCCCGGAGTGGCCCAGGGGCAATTCATGGTGTCCTTGCCCGGTTTGGACGATCCACCAGAGTCGGCCGCTTTTGCTTTTGACGTCGTTTGCGGCGCTGGCTTTGACTCCGGAGCTTCCGGCTGGGCTTGTGTTTTGGACTTCCGCCTGTCTTCGATAGCGGTCAGTACCTCTTGCCGGATCCGTTTGACCCAATCAGACGTCGGCACAAACGAGATGCCCCAGACTTCGGCCATAGCCAGCCGGATCGTCAGGCTGGTCTGTGTGCGGGTGCGGGCGTCCCAAAGTTGATACTTGGCCGTGGCCGCGCTGGACCCGTTGATGTTTGGGCTCAGCAGCCCACAATCCGAGCGCAAGCGGCCCTGGTTGGACAGCGAGTACCGGGGATGATCCAGCAACGTGACCCACTCTTCAGGAGCGGACAGATCGACAGAGGCGAGGCTTGTTTTGCATTTTGTCCGGCCAGCAGATTTGCGCAAAGCATTGGCCGATGCCTTGGCCGCGCGCTTTGCGGCCCTGCGTGCCTCCATGCCCGCCATGGCTTCGGCCCGGACTTCGCGCACCCAGTCAACGGTCGGTTCAAAGGCGCAGCCCCAAATCTTTTTCATGCCGTCCCGCACAAGCAGGTAGAGCCTGCCAGAACCTACAGGCACGGCATAGTGAGCAGCCGCCACAGGGCGGTTGCTCACGTCCGGCATGCACAACGCGCCACCAGGTCCTCGCAGCCTGCCAGACTTGGACATCTCGTACTCGGGATTTTCAGGCACCTTTCTCCAGGGTTCGCTCATGGCTTGGCCTCCGTTGAGCAGAGTTCCAGAGTCATCGGGACAAATCGCTGAACACCTATCTCTCCGCCGAATTCATCAATGGCGTCGAGGTCCTCTTCCCGCACATCGCCGCCACCCATGAGGCTGGCGGCAACTCCTGGCATATTGAGCTGCGAAAAGACCCAGAACTCCAGAGCAGCCTCGTGGACATCAACGCCAACCGAAATTTCAAGACACACTTTCGTCGCCATGTTTCACCCCCAGATAAAAAGAAAGTTACGCGCCGTGATCACATCCGCCTCGTGCTCGTCCAGCCAGCGCCAGACGTCGTCGGATTCGCCCATGGTCAAAAAGTCGTGGACAGACTGCGGGCATTTTGCCGCCCATGCCGGATCAAAAACCCAGCCAGCACCGCCATCGGAACGCTTGCAAAATTCCACAGGCTTGCCGCGCCAAAACTTGGCCAACTCCACGACCCCGGCAGGCGGCATCCACTCCCCGAAATAATCTGGCCACGGGCGCACAGGTGGTGCTGCGGGCGAATCTTCCACCGCAGAAGCAACCGCAGAAACGCCCCGCCCCCCGGAGGAACCAACAAAAGGAGCAAGGCCCATGGTCCCAACTTCGGGCGCAACTGTAGACGGCGCAGCCACCAGCGGCATGCCGGATCTGACCCAGTCCCAGAGGTTGACCCCCATGGAGAAGGCCTCCCCTGGGTCCTTGCCCTTGGGCACCGGCCAGAGCCTTGCCTGCGGATAGGTCGCCTCCCACCATGGCCACGCCTTGGCCGTTGGGATGGGCTTGCCGTCTTCGCGCACCTTGTCGAAGTCCAGGGCCACGAGAATCCGCGCGGACGGAGCCAGGGCCGCGTGCGCTACCGCGTCCGGATGGACGGACACGGTCAGCACGGCCACGACGCCGACGCGGCCACCGCAGGCGTGGTGCACGGCGTAGGCGTCGAGTTCGGCCTCGATCACCACCCAGGTGGCCAGTTCTGGAGACACGCCCACAGGAGGCAGCACCAGCGGAGCGGAGTAGATGGGCTCCGGCTGCGGGACCAGGCGGTACTTGGCGTCACGCGGATTTGATTTGTCGATGTCCTTGTTGGGGCGGCGGATGCGCAGGCGCAGGCACTGGCCGTCCTGGGCCCAGGCCGGAACCGTGATGCCGCGCGGGATGCAGATCACGCGGGTTTCCTTGCCGGTCTGCTGGTCGACCTTGGCCGGGAGCCCAAAGGAGGCGCGCTGCCGAAAGACCTTGGTGCCGGTCTGTTTGTCCTCTCCGGCAAGCCAGCCGATGCGGTACGTCTGGACGGCGTCCAGGGGCAGGCCGCGATCTTCGAGCCAGCGCAGAGCGGACGGCTCGTGCAGCAGGGCGGCGTGGGCCTCGGTGGCCATCTTGGTGGCGTGTTCGCGCCAGATCTGGGCAGGCGCGGCATAGACGATGGGGGTGAAGGAGGACGCAGCGGCCTGCGGTCTGCGCAGCGGGCGGGCGGCCCTGGGGGCTGCCTGGCTGGAAATGCCCAGCTCTGCGCAGGCCTCGGCAAAGGACATGCCGTCGAACTCCTGCAAAAAGGAGATGATGTCGCCGCCCTTCTGGCAGTGCCTCGGGCAGGACCAGGTGCCGGGCACGCCGTGCTGCTGAGCCAGATCGCCGCCTGGCTGCTCCGGAAAAACCATGAACCGATCCGTCCCGCCGCAGGCCGGGCACGGGGAGTGGTACAGGCCGCCGTCCTTGCCGGACACGCGGACAATCTTGTCACCGCCGACATGGCGGGAAAGGAGCTCCAGGATGGTCGCGGTCATGCGATCCTCCCGGCGCGCAATCCTCCCTCCCGGATTTCGACAGCGCCAAGTCCCTTAAATCCTTTATTACCATTATCCTTTTGGGAGGATGGGATGGTAGATACAAATACGCGCACGCGCGCGCGACGCATGTGTGTGTGTGCGGGCGTATAGGGGTTATCCTCCCAACCTCCCAAAATTGAGAAAATACCAAACGATTCAAGTGTGTTGTGCATGGGAGTATGCGGGAGAAATGCAGGGAGCTTGGGAGGATTGACTACCACAGGCGCTCCTCCTTCGCTCCGGTGTCGGCGCGGTATTCGTCCAGCACCTCGGGCAGGACCGACAGGCCCATATAGTGCATGACGCTGGACTTGTGGGTCTGCACCCCTTTCTTTTCCAGCAGGGGCGTGACCTTCTTTGGAGTGTAGTCGTAGGCATTGCCGAGCTGCTTCTTGCACCACCAGTTGCAGATCTTGAGGAACTCCGAGACCGGGATCTTTGTCTGGTAGGATCTGTCGCCAGTCGGCGGATCTTCAAGCTCGCAGCATTCCCGCAGGAAGCGTCCGATGTCGTCCTGGGCGTCCATCTGCTCCTGGGTGTAGCGCAATACTTTCTCCGGGATGCGCAGGCCGTTGGCCAAAACGTCCTGGCAGCCGCGCACAAGCCGCGCCAATATCCCCGGTGCTTCGGCCTCCAGCCGCCGGCCTATGTCGTAGTCAATCTTTCGCTCCCAGGGCTTGGTGGGAGTCGGCACGAACTTGACCGGCCATTCAATGCAGATGGTGCGGGCCAGGAAGCCGTCGTCGCTCGTGTTCAGCTTGGGCAAAAAGTTGGTCAGCATGAGCATCAGCGCAGATTGCTTCCACTCCGACATTTCGCGGTCGGTGTTGTTGCGCGCCGTGATGTAGCCGCCGCCGGTCATGTCCTTGATCTTGGCCTGGTCCAGCGCCATTTTCTGGCTTGCCTCGGAGGCGTAGGCGACCCGCGCCCCGCGCAAGGCCATAAGATCAGGCTCGGCCTGTGACGAGTTGCGGGAAAACTTCTGCTCCATCAGCATCTGGACGTTGATGCGCACGTGCAGGCGCGGCCCGAGGACATGCTTGAGGATGTTCATGCACGTGTCCTTTCCGTTACGACTCAAGGGCCCGTAGAAGATCGCCCACACGGAAAGATGCTTTTCCCCCAGGAGCCCGTAACCCAGGAGGCGGACAAGGAAGTCGGCCATCTCCTTGTCGCCATCCATGCAGTCCATCAGGTATTTGTCGAAGGTGGGGCAGGGCGTGTCCACGCCTGTCCATGGCGTGGGGCACGGGTTGAGCAGGTACTGGGATTGTCTGCCGGGCGAGCACTCGGCTGTGCGCAGATCCACCACGCCCGTGGGGGTGGCCAGCAGGTACGGTTGGCAGTCCAGCTTGGTCTGGGAGATGACAGGCGGATTGTCGATGCTCACGGCACAGGTCAACAGGTTGTCCCGCCCTGATCGGTCCCGCAGCACGTTGCACCGCTTGCGCACGGCCTTGACCAGGTCCTCGTCCGCATCGGCGCCAAGGCGCACGAGCAGCTGCTCGTAGGCCAAGCAGACCCGCTCGATATCGGCTAGGGCGGAGCGGTTGTCCGGATCTACCTCCCAGTGCTGGCCGCTCCAGACCAGCATCTTGCGCCACTCTGGTATCCAGACGTACTTGTCACCAAACAGCGCCACCCACAGATTGGCGTCGCCTATCCGGTTGTGGGAGAGGCACTGCCGGATAAAGCCGATATCCAGATCCCGCACGCGCTCCTCGGTCGTCCTGGGGATCTGCGCCTGGATCTGCTCTGCCCTGGCGCGGACCGTAGCGGCCATTTCCGCCAACTGATGCTCTGCCCGTTTCTGGAAGGCAATGTCTTCCATGTCAAAAAACGAGGGAGTCCCGTCCAGGTTGTCCGGTCCGGACCCGTCCTGCCGATCCAGCCCCTGGAGCTGCTCGTTGTCACGCTGCGACATCGCAAACCTCCAACGAGCAGACCGAAAGCGGGTTTTCTATTTTTCTACGGAAATCATTATATTTATGAGCGGCCATTCCCCGCGCCCATAGCGACCCCTGCAAGCTGAGCTGCCAGGAGGACCCGCGCCGCCGGTCCAGCTTGGGATCATTTGTCTGAATTTTTGGGATAGGGGGGAGGGGGAAGCGGCGATCGCCAGCCCCTGGGAGGGCTGCGCCCCGAGATGAGGCGTCCGCCGATGCGTTGACCATCCCACACGCCACAGCCTTGGGCGATGCTCCATGGACAGGGCGGGCGGACGCGCCAATAGGATTCCGATAAAGATGAGGGGGGGATCGCGCTGCTAAAGTGGCAACCCAGTGGCAACCAGCAGGGGTGTTTGAGGGCCAAAAAAGAAAACGCTCCCAGGTCGAAAGACCGGGAAGCGTTGGTATCAGTGGCGCGCCAGGGAGGACTCGAACCCCCGACCGATTGCTTAGAAGTACGTTGCCCCGTGCACGTTGGGAATCCTGTGTATTGCAAAAACAGACTGTTGAGTCTATTCGGTGGTTACTCTCTCGCGTTGGGAATCCCCCCAAACGGTGCACGATTGGCAACCCATTGGCAACCAGATGAGCAACGACAGAAGCTGGAAAACTATCCCCGGAAAGAAAGGCGTCCAGGTCCGTGACCATCCCACACGGAAGCACGGCAGGAAGCAGCAGGACAGGTGCTTTTGCATCCGGCACACAGTGGATGGCAAGCGCATTGTCGAGGTGCTTGGGTGGGCAACCGATGGCTGGACCATGGAGATGGCAGAGGACCAGGTGCGTGAGTTCCGCCGCAATGCCAAAACCGGGGAAGGGCCGCGCACCTATGCCGAGAAGCTGGCTTTGCGCAAGGCCAAAGAGGAAGAGGCGGAGCGCCAGGCAGAGCTTGCCCGCCGTGTTGCCGAAATGGAGCAGGCCAAGGACGTGACCTTCAGCGAACTGTCCTCGTACTACCGCATCTGGGCAGACGGGCACCGTACCAGCGCCGACGACGTCGCCAGGAATCTCACCCTGCACATCTTGCCGCTCATCGGCCACATGAAGGCCTCCGAGATCAACTCGGCCACGATCAACGAGGTCAAGGCGGCGCTGCTCAAGAAAAAGCCAGCCAGCGGCAGGAACAAGACCCTGAGTCCCCAGACGGTCATGCACTGCCTGAAAACGATCCGAGAGACCTACAACTTCGCACGGGAGACACCACACCCCAAGTTTCCGGAAACCATGCTCTTTGTCGGCCCAAACCCCGCTGTTATGCGCAGGAAGGGCAGGGGAGTGAGGACGCCACAGGTCGACAATCGCCGCCTCCGGATCTTGAGCGAGGCCGAATGCACCAGCATCCTTGGATACAAGGCAAAGACGGCGCGTGACACCGAGAACATCCGGGCCATGGTGCTGCTCTCCCTGGACACGGGCATCCGCGCCGGGGAACTCGTCCGCCTGCGCTGGGAAGACGTCAACACCGATACCGGGGCCCTGAACATCGTGCTTGGCTCCGACAGGGGCACAACAAAATCCGGCCTCGGACGAATCGTCCACGCTGGCCAATTGTACCCCGAGGCCTTGCTCATGCTTAAAAAAAGGCAGCGCACAAGCCCCCTCGTCTTCCCCGGCAAGGACGGGGCGGTCAGGGATGGATCGGCCATCAGCAGGGCCATGGTGCGCATATCCAGAAAACTCGGACTCAATGACGGGGTAACAGATGACCGCAACCGCGTGGTGTGGCATACCTTGCGGCACACGTACGCCACGCGGATGCTCGAAGCCGGGGTGGACATCTACATCCTCAAAGAGCTCATGGGACACCACAGCGTGACCGTCACCGAGCGATACCTGCATCTGTGCGACAGGTCCAAGCGCGCCCACGCTCTGGCTGCAGCAGCTACAGGACGGGCACATCTATCACCTCCAGGCCTTTCGAGAGCAGATACTGCACAAACTCTTCCCGAGGATAGCAGACCTCCCCTCCAATGATGGCCCTGTTCTGCGGGCCTTTGCCCAGCTTGTCTTCGTTTGCCAGGGTCTTGGGGGAGAGACGGCCGCCCGTGAACCAGTCCACGCGTTTGCGGGCGATCATCGGCGGCATGTCCTGCCGCAGCTGCTCGACGAACGCGTCCCGAAGTTTGAGCTTGCGAGTCTTGTATGGGTCCATGATCAGCTCCTTTATGCCTTGAGAGTTTTGCGCAGCTGCTCGGCAACCGCCACGCGCTCCGCCTCATCACCGTCTGCCAGCACTTGGATGGCAAGGCGCAATGCGCCTTCGAGTTTGGCGATGCGCAGTTGGTCGTCCTTGGCCCTCGATTCGTATTCGCGGATGCGTCTTGAGTGGGCCACGTCCTGTTTCAAAAAGGTCATGCCGCGCGAAAGCGGTATGGCCTGATCGTGAGTGTCTCTCATGCCCGTCATTGTCCGGCCTCCTGCTGGCGTTCCCACTCGGGCAGATACCCGGCGCCGGAAATCGGTTGCATCCTGACGCCGACGATATTGCGCAAATTGTTGTTTTCGACCTTGAGGGACAGGTTCTTGCTGTTCATCCTGGTGTTGAGTTGCCTGAGCACCGTGTTTGCGGCCTCCAGTTCCGAAATGCGCCTGGCCAGATCATTGCATTTTTGGCACATATTAACCCCTCTGCGACCAGATCACGGCCGCAACGCAAATTCCGATGAAAATAACGATGCAGGCGATGGTCATGCTGCGTACCTCAAAACGATGTCCTGTCCGTCAAGGATCATGTCGGAAACAACCTCGGACGCCGGGGCTCCGACGTCTTCAATGCTATCGCCAAATTCGGCCATGAATCCGGCCACAAAACTGGCCAAGCTCTCCGCCAAACGCCTCCAGGCCTGACGACGACCAGCCGGAAGCAGCCTCAATGCGTCATCGATGGCGCGGCTGCAGACCAGCAGGTACTGCCCATAATCTTCGACACCCCAGGACTCCGGCCACGTGGCTTCCACAACCTGCTGCACGTTGCCCATGATGCGCTCATGCTCGCGATAGAAATTCGCCCCGAGCACTTTCATGTCCACGACAGACCAGGACTCCCCGAGCCATTTACAGACCATCTCGTATTGATTGCGTTCCTTGGCCGATGACCACCGCACAGATCCGGACTCCACGCCCTTGCCCAGGTTGACCATGGCGACTTCCACCATGCCCAGGGTCGTGGCGCAGATCCGGTTGCGGATGCCGATGGCCTTGCGCCTTTCGCGCTCTGCGCTGGTCATGACCGCGATCCCTGCGCCATGAGGCAATTCAAACGCCGCAAGCCTTCCAGGAGCTCGACGGTGGCAATAAGGCGCAAAACAACCTGCGGGTCCACGAGGGTGTCGTTGTTTTGAACGACGCGGCGCCTCAACTTCTCAAATTCTGGAGTGGATAAGGGTTTTGCCGAGTACTGGCTCATAATGCCCCCTCGGTGCAGACTTTCCCGAACACGTTTTTTCCTACCCTCAGAAAAAAACGAAAATTGACCCCACAGTCGCAATAGATAGAATTGTTGATCTTCACGCTACGCCCCCCCAGGCCATGGAAGAGACCAAGTGAACCCGGCCACAATTCGGACAGCTGATCATGATTGCCCTGGTCGCCTTGTTTCCTTCCTTCGCGGCCCCCTTTTTTTTTGCGGGGCGGTTCATATCTCGCTCCGCGCCTTCTTTAAGGCCGATTCAAGACCATCCGCGACATCCTGGGAAGCGTATTTGTACAATCTCATGAAATACAGAGCCTTTTCTGCGGCGGCATAAAGTTCCGGAGCTGCTGCGATAAGACGCGCGTTTGCATACGATTCGTCCATTGAAATTCCGCCAATGTTTTCTGAGGATTGGAGACGGCAAATATCCCCTCTAAATTTGACGCAAATAGGAGATACGGACGCTACGTAATCAGGCTTGTCGCTTGCGGATTTGGGAAGGTACGATCTTTCCCCTTCAACAAACCACGGCCCCGGCGTGATCGGAGGGATCATGCCGCACCCCCGACCCTTACCAAGTCGCGCGGGACTGTGGAGCCGAGCCAGCCGTGGCGTTCAAGGGACTGGGTTACCCGCTGCACGGCCTGGGACGGGTCTGCCTGACCGAGAATGATGCCGATGGTCATGTTACCGATTTTTATCGGGACCATCTTCTTGACTTTTCCAGAAGCTGCTTGCATCTTGCTTTCTCCTGATTTTGAGAATCGGTTCTTTTGAGGCCCCGGATGTTCCAGCATCTGGGGCCGACTCGTTTATGGGCGATCAAACATACGGCGCCAAACCCATCTGGATCTGCTGGGCCGTGGAGATGATGTCTGCGAGGGCGCGGTTCATGCGCAGGGCCTCGACGCGGATGATCTGCTGGTCCTTGAGGGCGTCAAAGGCGGCGATGGCCGATGCCCCGAAGTCTGCCGAAAACTCCACAAACAAGCGCGCCAGCTCGTCGGGCGTGAGGGCGGGCACGTCGTATTGCAACGCGCCGTCGTCTGCCCGGGCGATCAGCCATTGCACCAGGATGTTGTCCTCGGCAGGGCGGCCCTGGGCGGTCATCACGATGAGCTCGCAGAGGTCGTCCATATTGGGCAGGTGCGGGTCCTTGGCGCTGGTCCAACGGTCAATGGTGCCCCGGCTCCATTCCTGCGTTTTTTCGGCTTGCCTGCGCTTGAGGCCGGAAAGCTGAATCGCGGTCCAAATGACCGACGCCGCGTCCATTTTCTTGAGTTGTTCCGCTTCCATCACGATCCCCCTGTGATTTTTCTTTGACATTCTCACGTAACCCCCAAAATTTTATACAAAAAAACCGCAATCCAATGCTAAAATTAGATTACGGATTCAAATTTTTTTGACAGCGATCCAAGATTTCTTGCTGCTGGTAGACCATGGCGGCCAGAGTGCGGGTGCAGGTTGGCAGCGGGATCAGTTCCTCGGGAATGTTTATGGATTTCAAGGCTGCACGGATGGCATCAGAGCCGACGCCGTCTTCGATGGCCCGCGCCAAGGGGCGATAGCAGAGCCCGGCCCTGGTGGCTGTCTGTCGAATGGATTTGAGGCCGTTTTGGTTTACGGCGAAGTACCGTTCCCATTTCTTGCGAAGCGGTCCAAATTCCTTTATGTTTGCGTTCATTTTCTTTGAGTTGTCCGTGATTATTTTTGAGCCCCGATTGGCTTATTGATGCCGACGACCCATCCTTAATCAAAACTACGCGATGTCGTCAAGGATTTTTGATATGAACGCAAAAAAAATTTATGCCGAAATTGAGGGTGCCATGCCCGAAAAAATGGGCGAACGTATAGACTTGTTTTTAAACAAAAAAAACATATCGAGGGCAGAGTTTGGGCGCGCCTGTGGGACTTCAGGGACCACTAGCGTATCAAATTATATCGATGGAAAATCAAAACCGAACGCTGAATTCATCGCCCTGGCTGCGAAAAATTTTGATTTGAACCCGATGTGGCTTTTGCTTGGGCAAGGCCCAATGTTTTTGAGTGAGGCCGGGCAGGAGTGCCCCAACCAGGTCAAAGAGGCCCCGGCGGACTACAAGACCATGGCCCTGGAACTCAAACACGAACTGGCCGATAAGGACCGAGAGTTGGCCGCAATCGAGCGGGCCATGGGCAAGCAGCAGGGCTTGATCTTTGAAGCCGTGTGCCAAGCGTGTAGAGAGCAAGGCCTCACTCCAGACCAGGCCATGGCCATCCAGTGGGCGGTGATGGACTACCAAGGCGCTTTGGAACAGGCGCGGGCGGACGTGGGCAAAGCGGATTCCCACCACCAAGCGGCTGGAAACGAATAAGAGGTGCTCGGGAGCCTGCCCAGGTTGCCCGAGTGGCGCGCCGCTGCGCCTGATCCACTGCAACAACACGGCCCCGTGCGGGCCGTCGTGCGCGGAACTTGAGATTAGGGCGGCAGGGCCAAAGGGGAGTGTCTGACATTTGTCTGACAATCGGGGCTGGTCATTACGCACCGTTGCCAATTATCCTAGTGTCAATGCGTATGTTTTGCCGAGCTGCGGCATGATAATCTGCCTCCAAAACAGGAGGCAGACCATGATTTGGACAGCGTTATTGATCGCGGCAGGGTGCGTGCTGCTCGGGGCGGCACTGTTACGGCAACCGGCAGAGGCTCGGACGGTTCCGGCCATAGACGACGAAATGCGGGACTGCCCACGCTGCGGCTTGGCAATCTGCTCCACGGCGCGGATGTGCCGGTGGTGCGGTCAGGTGGTGGTGCCGGGGTTGGATTGAGTGTATGACAATATTTTTTGCTGACCACGGGCAAAATGCGTGGTAGGGGCGCTGGAAAAAGGGTGCTCTATGACAAAAAAAATTCTCACCTTTATCGTTGTCTCATCACTACTTGTCATTATCCTTTCGTTTTTTACCGGCCCGGTAGAAAATCAGAGTTCTTCCGCGTCTGACTATGAAATGGACCTTACAGAGCGCTGTAAGGATTGGCTCTATTGGCGGGCCGAAATATTAAAGAGACACCAAGATGGGGACGAAAAGGGAGCAAACGAGGCGCGGCGGAACATGCATGTGTTCATGAAGGACATGGAAGCACGATTTCCTAGTGAGCAGATCAGCGAAGAGATCGCCAGGCTTGAGAACGAGGCATCCGTGCGAAAACTACCGCCTTGGTCGTCGTCGATCGGAAAATAAAGCGGAGTTTGAGTCATGATTCATCTGATTCTTTGGATCGCGGCATTCATCATCGGCATTTGCATCACCATCGCGCCGCTGATCATTTGGCGAAACACGAACCGGACAAACCGCCTGCTGGCACTTATGCTGCTGCGGCACGGCGTCCCGCGTGAGATCGTTATCGAGGCTTATGACGCGTCAGGGTCGAGCATCGGCGGAGTGCCTGGGTCTGGCGTTGGGTTCAAGCAGGTGGCCAAGGAGACCGCCCAAAACTTCAAGCTCTCTGCCGATGATCAAAAAGCAGAGCCCATAAAGCCCGCGTCCAGATACTGCCATCACTGCGGATCTGACGCACCCCTTGACGCCGACACGTGCCCGAGCTGCACGCGCATCCTGCCAGAACACCCCGTATTTTGCCCCAAGTGCGGGCATGAAATCACGCACAGGCCAGAGTCGTGCCCAGGCTGCGGGGCAAAATACAGATACAAAGACGCTTCTGCCTAGACCGCCACATACCTGATCCGTGGCGCACTCCCAGACGCGCCACCGATAATCTGCGCACTCGACAGATTGCCGCCTGGGATGGCCACGCTGACCATCTGGCCAACGGCGTAGGGGGTGGGTGTACTGACTAGCACGGTCAGGTCCGGCCTGATGCGCACGGAGACAGAGCCGACGCCGACAGCCACCACGGGGCCTGTGGCGATCTCGGGGACGGGGCGGCGGGGGAGAATGTCGGAGGGATTAAGCGGCATGGGTTACCTCATATCGCGGGCGGGGCTGATTTGTAGGGGTGGTCCGAGGGGAGTAATGCTGCAAGTCCACACAGATGAGCATAGTATCCTTCTAATCTTTGAGCATCCGCGTCAGAAATTGCAGATGGTACGATAACAAGACCCTTGACCCCAGAATTTGCTGTTAGATATTGGCCAGCGTACTCTGACCCCATCCCTATGCGATACGAATATGCTGTGCCACTGCACTCCGTTGCAGTGCCGTCGAGTTTAGTTACTTCCTGCGGAGATCCGTTTACCCGATCGACAACACGATCTTGTCCGGACGTGTATCGACGGCAGCACAAAAACCAATTTCCTGCTGTAATGACTTGATTTGTTGATCTACCAAGACTATAGGCATAGCCATTCCCAAAATTGTATTCGATCTTGCCATCATTCGCTACGCGCCCAACACCTATGTCACCCCAGAATGTCGCACTCTGCCCGGCGGAATTTCCAGAACCGCACATATTTGTCTTGCCACCCATGCTAGCAAACATTCCAACAACAAAAATTGTCCAGTTTGCCGGTTTGCCAAGAGCAGCCCCAAACGATAACCAATCGTTACCATCAAACTGGAGGACATCCTCGCCCCCTAGCCCGCCCGCAATTAGAGTTGGACGCGAGTAGGTAATGCTTTGACTCGCAGTAATCGTACCCCCGACCTTGTCCGTTATAGTCGTGACAGCTGACCCGTCCAACGTAACGGTGTCCGCGTCAACCCATACAGCACCGCTAATATTGGCAGGAGTCCAGGACAAACCAACTACCGCGCTAACTGTCACCGTTAGCAACGCGTTTGCCTCGCTTACTCCGTCACTGACAGAATACGACACAACAGTCTCCGCTGTCTCGGAGCCTGCCAGATCGTCAAAATCTCCGCCTGGGTCAAACGTCCATGCGCCATTGCTGGCAATCGTGAAAGTGCCGCCATTGCTTCCCGCGACCGACTGGCCCATGTTTGCCGACAGCCCGTTGACGGCCACGACAACCAGCCCCGCATCATCGTTTATCAGCACGTTACCGCTTGTTGCTGTAGCAGAGTCGGTTTCCGCTGTATCGTCCGCAACCGTGGGCGGAGTGACCGGCGAAGGCTCCACAAATGCCTCTGGCGCAATCGCAACATACCGCCGGATAACGGCCTGCGCTGGAGTGCCGTCCGGGGTTGCCGTCCATGTGATACTCTCGACCTGCCCGACCACACCAACGCCATCCACGGGCACCGATATAACATTACCCAAGCCAGCACCAAGGCCAAGCGGGCAAACCACCGTCACGTCGTCACGGTAGTGCGCCGCCTCATCTATCGCCGCGGTCGCGCGGGCCAGGGCAAGGGCGTCATCGCCATAGACAGGATGTACCTCGTCGGGGAGATCCACGGCTGGGCCGATGTGGATCTCACGTTGCGTCTCCGTGCCGGTTGTCGTCAGGAGCAGATGCCATCCCAGATCGGCGTCCACCATCTCAACAGCCCGCCCTGTCTGCGGGGTCAGTATGCACGGTTGCTCTGTGCCGACCAGGGCCGCCCCTGTGGCGACGAGCGCGTTGTCCTCGTCATAAAGCAGGACGCCACACGATGCAGCCCCTGGAAGCAGGCGTAGGGTGTAGGCAAGATTCGGCGCGATATTCCAGCCACTCACAAGGCTGGCATCATCGTGGGCCGTGGCATTAACGCGGTGTGCTCGTATCATAGGAAGACCTCATGTCCGCACTCCGTGCAAGCGCAAAGGATTTTGTACCCGGATCGCCCCTTTGAACAATTCGGGCAGATTGGTGACTTGGCCATGACCGCAAAACAGACAGGGCAAAGCACAGAGGCCAATGATTCCCCAGGCGCTGGTTGTTTTGGAGGCTTGTCTTTTCTCGCGGAGACAGCCGCCGCAATCGCCGCGTCCCGTTGGCGTATAAATTCCTGCGCGCTCATCACCCATGTGCGACCCTGCGCGTCGATTATCACGGGCCTGCCGTCGCGTGATATGCCGCCAGCATGAGTCACACTATCGGATAGCTCGTAGCCCTGCGCGGCAAACCACTCATCCAAGGATAAACGGCCAGATACCTCGCGGATGTAATCTGCCCACGCCGCCCTCGTGGCGTCTATCCCGCACCTGCGCATCTCCCAAGCCAGTTTGTTTTTAAACACATTGAGCCTCAGTCGAGTATTGTATAACTGTAATAATCATGTCTATTTGTGCCGATGATAAAATATTTGATCCCATAAACAGTGTCTGGGACGATCTGCGTGAACCAGATGTCATTACCGGGGCTGTTACAACCTCCGGAACACTGCACGCTGTGGGAAAATGGTCCAACAATGGCGCATCTCCCGTCAGACATCTGCACAATCGAGCCGATGGGCGGAGTCCCGTTTCCCATCGCTGGATACGTCGAGCAATCGGCCCGCGCTGCAACATTCATGGATGCTGACGATCCGCACACACCGCCCGTCCATGATGCGGTGTACGTAGCACCATCGTCGGCGCTGGACGGCATAACCAGCACGGCACCATCTGCATCTCCCTCTCCTAATACAAGCGTCCCGTTATATGTAGCATCTGCACCGAGGTTGTGGGCGTAATATGCCATTTCGCCCTGCTCAAGCCATGTTGGCCCTGTCACGACTCCGACAAAAGACTTGAGCGTAGAGTCAACGTCTATGCTCCCGCACACACGCCCACCGTAACTGACCACTACCCGCCCGCCATTGCACTCTCCCTCTTTCATGCGGGCCACAAACCCGACATCATACGGGAGGTTACGGGCAAACTCCATGCCCCCAGAACAGACTACCGACGCTCCTGACATGCCGAGACTTGGCACATATGTACCTTCAACGCCGGGCTCCAGCTCCGTAGGCCCTTCGAGCGTGCAAGGCGGGAAATCCACCTCCGCTTCGCAGCATGTGCCCTCTGTCTCGCCGTAGCAAACCTTGACAGTAAACGGGCCAGCCCCACCGCTGGGCATTTTTGCGACATAGCCGCTTTCAAAAGTGCGTGACGATAGCGCAAGATCGCCGGACCATTCCCCGCTGTTGCCCTTGCCGTCCGTCCACGTCCCTTCTTGGCCAGCATTGAGGGTGCTCGGGCCGGTCAAGGTACAGACGGTGCATTTTGCGGCACGGGCGGCAGCACATGCTTCCATGCAGGTTGCCCATGTCATGTTTCCTTCCGTTGACAGCCGCCCGGTTGCGCGGAGTGCCGAACAGATTTGATCGCAAGTACAATCACCTGGGCAATTCTCACCAGATGCGACCCCGAAAACAGCGTCGTGATTGTCAGCCGTTATTTTTGGAGTACGAGCTGCGATATGCTCTGCAACACACGAGCTAGCGGGAACAGGAGGCTCCTCTTCTGGCTCAAGCCACGATGTCGGGTCATGCTCTCCGGTTTCGCCGTCGCCAATCACTTCATCTGGAATTTCGTCTGGGTCGCTCGATCCGGGGTTCACCGTCCTGCAGTCCCTGGCCGTGATCGAAAGCTGCCCCGTGCCGCCGTCCTCCGATCCGTCTTCGACTCTTGCGGTGATAATTGCAGAGCAACCGGGTTGCGATCCCCAGACGGCCTCGTAGGTGCATCGCATCGGCTGATCGATGGGCAGAACGGCAATATCGTCCACGTCAAGCGTGACCACCTTCCCGGCGTGGGAAACATAGTGATCGACCGCGTACCCGTCCCGCGTGCAAACGGGCGTATTCATGGGCGTGCGGGTCAGTGTGACTTGGGGCGTCATTATGCCGCCAATGTCGGTGTGATAAACAAGGACGACCTCGCTGACCGGCTCGTACCCGCTCGGAATGGCCGTGGGCATCCACGCGACAAGCGCCGTGCCGCCTGCCACATAAGTGACGGTGACTTGCGTACCAGGCAGGAGGGCCGAATTTGAGAGTATGACCGTTTGCCCGCTGTGCGAGGCGTAAAGATCGGAGCCAGGTGTCTCGGTCAGAACCACGCTCGGGGTCGTGCCCTCAACAGGGACGCCGGAAAGGCGGACCTCAACAGCGCCGCCCCAAATGGATGTCCGAAGGGTTTCTGTAATTGTTCGCGGGGCCAACTGCTTGCGCGTGGAGGACAGCGACCCGCACCCGATCAGGCCGAAGGTTGCTGCCCCAATGCCAGCGCCGCCAAACATGGTGGCCTTGAGCAGGATCGACACGGTGTCACCCAGACACGGGCTTGATGGGCTTGCGTCGAGGCTGACCTGGGTTGCGCAGGCTTTCGGATTGCTCTGGTGCAGGGTCGCAAACCCCTGTGCCCCTGCCACGGATGCCAGGACCGTGACATCTCCAGGGATGCGTCCAGCCGTCCACGTCGCTGGTGCGCCCTTTACGATATAATCGACGACCAGCGCTTGGTCGTAATAATCCAGCGGGGCCGAAAATGTTATCGTGCGCCCGGAGACTGACCCGCCGCGCTCGGTGTAATAATCCCGCGCCCGCCTGACATCGCGCCGCCTGTAAACGCCAATCACGCTTTCCGCTGGCAGGTCCAGGGTCAGGTGGGTGTAGTCGTCGGCTTGGTGGACCTCGCCCTGGCGTATCACCTCGGCTGTCTGGCTCGTGGCCACGGACATCATGCCGGATGATGCCGACCATGTGACCTCTGTACCCAGGGCCACGGGCAGGCCGTCAGCGCCAAGGACCACGGCAATGAGGCGCACCTCGGAAACGCCGTCTGCGGCAACGCAAGCGTCCTCGTCAGCGATGGGCACAACCTGTACGGATAGACCGGCCACGGATGCGTCACCGGATACAAGGATGCGGTTGCCAAAATCGGGCACGGTGCGGTCCACCGACTCAACCACGATCTCGTCAGCGACCAGCGTCACGTCTGGCGTGCCGTAGGTGTAGAGGCGCGGGGCCACGGTCAGGGTGCCGTCAACTTCGGGCCAAAGGACCTGACCCGACTTAGTCGCGAGGTCTCTGATGATCTCGGCAGGGGTCTGGTCGCTGACGGCATAGCAGTATTGGCACACGTCAAAATCGTTCGTGACTTTGACCGTCACGCCACAGAGCGCCGCCACCTCGGCAATGATGCCCGCCACGGTGTTGCCGCCCGGCCACTGCTTGCTGACCTTTTGCGCCCAGGGCGCTGTCAGGCGGGCAGACCCGGACCGGCCCCACAGTGTTGCCGTCTTTGCGTTCAGATCTTGCGGCTGCTGGATGTCCTCCAAAAAAAACCACATGACCGAGTGCGACGGGCTGTGCTGGTAGGCAATGATCGGCTCTTGCGGGACGCGGGGAACGACCAGGCCGGTGATGGCCGATCTGTCCTTGAGCTCCACGGTGATGTCTCCACAGACATTATCTGCCGCAAACGTGACCGTGACGCCGTCCACCTTGGCCGTGATGTCAACGCCGTTAAGGGAGATTTGCCACATCAGGGAGTGACCTCATCGGGTGGATCGACAGGCGTAAGCGGCCCGTCAACGACCATGAGCACGAGCGACCAGGACCAGACTTCGGTGGCCGTGGCCGCTTTCCAGGAGAGGGACATGGTTGTCTCCAAAGCGTTTTCTTCGCCGGGCAAAAATTGCACTTCCCAGACCCGCACGCCGTCCGTGAAATACCACGTGCCGGTGCCCTCATACGCGGCCCGCAGCGCCGTGGCCGTGGCCGTCGAGATCCATGTGCCGGCCTCGACAGATCCGGACGCGACAATGCGCCCGTCCGTGACAACGATGCCCATGTCCTGCACCACGTTGCCGCCGCCGGTGGGGATGACGGAGCCGCGTTTGACGCGGCGGGGCGGCTGGTAGTCGGCATCGTCCACATCGTTATCGAAGCGGATGACGGTCGCAGGCAGTGGGTCCCACGTTGCGGCCCAGGGTTCGAGAGTCGGGTCTATGTCGGTGCTGTAGAGGGCGAAATTTCCTGGCATGTCAGCTCCCGTGGACCAGTTTTTCTTTGTTCAGAGCTTTGGCAAACTGTTTCAGACCTGTGTACTCGGCACGCGACTGCGTGGTCATGGTCGTTTCGCTGTTGCCTGCTGCCAAGGTCACGCGGAAAGATTCGGACACGCGGCCACCACCAGCCAAGCCTTGCATGTTCTTGAGCTTGGCCAGCACCTTGGAGAGGTCCGCCGTGGAGCGTACGCGGTTGAGAGCTGGCAGCAACCACGGTGCTGCCCCATAGATGACCCGAGAGGACAGGGCGTTGGTCACGTCCTCGCCTCCGGCCAGGGCTATGGGCTGCTTGCCCCGAATCATGCCCATCATGTTGTCAGTGAGTGAGTAGCCGGGGAGCCGCCCGCCAAATGCGTAGCCGGGGACGCGACCACCGGCAGCCAATCCATCATCGCCGACCTTGGGGTAGCGCACGGTGACCGTGACGGTCTTGTCCTTGATTGCCTCCAGGCGATCCTTGATCTCGGCAATGGTCTTGCTGGCCAAGTCCTTGGCCGTGAGGGTCGTTTCCATTACTTCGATGTCTTTTTGCGCATCTTTGATGGACTGGATGTCGGCCCGGATCTGCTCGGCTGCGGTCGACGCTGATGCCTGGTTGGCGATGGCTTCGTCCTGCATGGCTTTGAGCGCTGCCTGGATTCCCTGCCCTGCGGCCTGGACTCCGGTCATTGCGTTGCTCACCGCCTGGGCGGAACTCACAACCACGGTCTCGCCGTCCTTCACTTCCCGGCCAAGCTGGGCAAATTGCCGCTGCGATTCCTCATAAAGCTGTTTTGCCGCTGCCGCGTCGCCCTGGGCCAAGGCTCTGGAGGCCTGGCTCATCTGCTCCCGGGCCTGGGCCAGCCGATCATTGTAGGCGTCGCCCTCGGACATGGTCGTGCGCATCAGGTCGCGGATCAATTGCTCTGTCGTCTTTTGAGCGTCCACCCTGTCTTGCGCCAACTCCTTGACCTGCTCGGAGTATTTCTTTTCCTCCTTGAGGGCGGCATCAAGGGCTGTCTTTGCAGACTTGAGCATGTCGTCCCATTTTTGCGCTTTCCATTCGGCCACGTCGGCAGCCAGGGCCTTTGATTCCTCTGCTGCTGCCCCTTCGTATTGGGAGGTATAAAGCGCGTCCATTTCCCGCAGCTTGCGCAGCGACTCTCCCGTGGCGCTGAACGCGGTGGCGCTTTCCGTGGCTGCTCCGGTCGCTTCGCGGTATCCGGCGATGATCGCGCTGATCGGCCCTTGGCCTTCAGACAACGCAATGACGGCCTCGGCAAAGGCCGGAGCAATATCGCCAGCGCCCTTGACGAGCACGGCCAGATTTTCAGACGCACGCTTTGTCGTGTCGGACCTGGCCACATAGTTTTCCATGTTGGCCTTTGCTTCGATCCATGCTCCGGAGAGAGTGTTCACCGTACCTGCGGCGCGCCCGGTCTGTGAGTCGGACTGCTGCAAAAGTATCCGATAGCGGACCAAGGCTTTTTCGACGTCCGTCAAGTCCTTCCAGAGCTTGCCCGTCGCGTCGGACGCTTCGTATTGCGCTTTGACGTAATTTTCGTTGAGGGTCAGACCGAGATACTCGGAGGCTTCAGCCTCCCCTCGCAGTGCTGCCGTGACGCGCTCGACAGAATCCTCAAGAGTGGTCTTGCCAGCACCAAGATCCGCCGCTCTGCGCACGACTTCGCGCATCTGGTCAAAAGACAGTCCCAGTCGCTTGGTCATGTCCACTGCCCTGGACACGGCGTTGCGCAGCTCGGAATCCGTGTAGACCTTCAGCTCTTCGCCAAGGTCTCTGATTGCCTGCTCCCAAAGATAGACAGAGCCAACGGAGGAAAATTCCTTATTGGCCGCTGCGACGGATGCCTGCAAATTGTAGGTGGATGTTTCTGCCCGCAAGGTCGCGGCGGCTATCTCCCGCAAGACGGCGACGCCAGAGTTCAGGGTCAAATACCCGGCAGCGAGTCCGCCCACGGCGCTGGTGACGCCTCCAATGATGGGTGGCAAACCAGACCCAGCCGTCGCAACCTTGGACATTCCGGTTGCTGCCGTGGCAGATCCTTGCGCTGCGGCTTGCAGCGAGCTTTTTGTTTTTGCCGCGGATTCTTGAGCGGCGCGTCCGGTTTCTTCTAGCCTCTTCTTGAGGTCAGACTGTGCCTTGGACAGGTTTGTCGTGCTGACGCCAGCGTCAAGCAGGGCCTTGCGCTGCACGTTCGTTGCCAGGCGCGTTTTTTCAAACTGATCCTTGAGGGCGGCGGCCTGCTTCTTGGCCCGATCAAAGTCCGCCGCCATTTTTTTTGTTGGCGCTTCCGTGGACTTGATGCCTTTTGCGAGATCAGAAACTTTTGCAGTCGCAGTACGCCATGCTGCCTCGGCCTCTTGGGTCTGCTTTTTGAGCTTGACGAAAGAATCGATCGTTCCGAGCGTCTTCAAGTCTCGCTGAAGCGCGGTGATCTCTTGGCCGCCTTCCGTGCCGACCTTGAGCTTCCACTCGACGCTATGTTGTTTGTTGGCCATCAGCCGCCTCGGTTATCAAAAGTTCGAAATACGACCATCCCAGCCGCCACGGATCGCTGATCCCGCGCAAGTGCAGTTGCGCCACTACCTTTCGGATTGCGTCAACTCCTCCGCCTTTGCTCGGATTTTTCCGAGCAGTCGGACGAAAAAAGGGTTTAGCTCACCCACCTTGTCGGCAAGAGCCTGGGCCTCGTCCGGGAAGACTTTCGCAAGATCTTCCAAGGAAATGTCTGTGCAGTATAAAATCAAAGAGGAATCGATAGGCCCTTCAAGCATGTGATCCAGCCATAAGATTCCTTCGGGCAGCTTCGTTGTCCCGTCGACAATGCCGACGATCTCGGCCACGTTAAGCTCCCGCGCCCTGACTGCATATTTTCCAACCTTCACGTCATGCACTCTCTCCATCCGTCCTCCCTTCGAAAAAAGGGCGGGGCAATCCCCGCCCTTGTGGTGCTATTTCATCATCTTGATGTAGCCATACTCCTGCCCGCTGGGCTGGGTGGAGTCTTCCAGTACTTCACCCTCAAAGGGGAGACTGGATTCATTCTCAATCAGCAAGGCCCAGTCGCCGTTTATGCTCCAGTCCACGCTCGGATAGATTATCTTGTAGCGAGGACCGTCGTTGTCAGGGTCGGTAACAATCATCACCTGCTTGTTGATGATGTCGCCTCCGTCCAGGTTGTAAGCCTTAGAGCCCTTGAGCTCGTCGTAACTGTAGGCCACAAAAGGGTTGCCGGTAATGTCGCCGTCCGAACGCACGCGCAGCATGCCGTAGTCGGCGTCGAGGTCGTAGTCTTCGCCAAGAACATAGCGGGTCGTGGGGGTTGCGCTGTCGACCACCACGATATCCTTGACCTTCTGCACGGATGTCGCGGCTGCAGTGGCGGAACTGGTGCCGCCGGTCAGAGTTTCGCCCGCAACGAACGCGCCAGAGACGTTGACCAGCTCAAGCAGGCCAGTCGCAGTCCATGCAACCGTGCCCGTGGCGGAAGATGTTCCGCCGGTCACGGTCTCACCGATCTGGAAAGGTCCTCCGGTGATTGTGCCCACGGGGATCTTGGTCACAAAGACGTCATCGTGACCCATGACAACATAGAGATCCTCAGCAACGGTAAGCGATGCCAACGCGCGGAATCCGGCAGCCTGATTATCCTCGGTCCAGCTCTCGGACATGACCGCCATGAGCACGTTTTCAGAGCTGAGTTCCATGGCCGTGCAAGAGATGGTGACCTTTCGGTCCTTGGACCTGGTCTTGATCGGGGCGCGAGTGGCCTTGCGCGAGCCGCTCAATGTTTCCTTGGACGCGGACGGGGAGACTGTCAGACCAGTGAAATGGCCGATCTCGTGGTAGCCAGCGTCATCCTTTCGCTTCCAGTACATAATGACTCCGCCGCCGTACTGGATGTTGGTCGGGTCAGAGCCCATATACAATTCAGGCATAAATCCTCCTCGGGCTACCGGCCCAAAGGTTTACGGGTTGATGATTTCCATTCGGCACTGATCGTGCCCCATGCCTCGTAGTAGGGATGCAGCACGGCAGATCCGGTTTCGCCGCTTGCGTCGACGTTGCCGAGCTTCATCCGGTGGATGCAGTCCACTGCCTGGCCGAGCACGGCCAGAGCATTGAGTAGCCCCACGCAATACTCGCGTGAGACCTGGACCTGGGCACCGTGAACCGTGGCGGACACCGTGTCTTTTTTTTGTCCATCCTCGTCCAATATCCCGACGGACAGTTCGACGGAGAACGACGAAGAGCCTGTCACCTTGACGTTGTAGAGGAATACGAACGGATACATGCTGTCCGGAATGCCCTCAGTCGGAAGTTCCGGCTCGAAGGCCACTGTCGGGACAGCTCCGAGGTTTGCCAGACACCAGGCCAGCCAGGTTTCGTCAGAGGCCAGCGCCGTAGTCATGTCGAAAATATGCTGGTGCATCAGCCTCTCCATTTGCTGCTAGTCGCGTTACGGGGCATGTGCTCGTATTCGTATTCCAGTTCGTGGGTCAGATACTTTTCAAACACGCCGTCAAACTCTTCGTCGATGGCATCCACGATCAGTATGCCGCCGCCGGGTACTGGCTCATCACGGAGCAGGTACGCCAGCGGAGCGGGGCCGTAGAGCTTGCGGATCGGGTAGGATCTGTCGCTGCGGACCCGCTCAAACACGCCAACAGATCCCGCGCCGACCTTGGCGATAAACGAGCCTGGAATTTTTGACCGGCCCCGGTCCTTGCGGATGCGCACGGACACGCCGACCTTGGGGCGCTTGGCCTCGGGCGTCTTGGGCGACGGGCTGAACGCATAGAGCGGAATGGCCTTTTCCCCGGCGGCCATGAGGCTGCCCTCAAGGCGCTCGAAGCGGGCCTTCTTGATCGAAAACGTCGCGCGGATCTTGGCCTGCTGCACTGCCAGGATGCGGCTGATCTGCTTTGTGGAGATGGATCGCAGCGTGACGAGGCCCTTGTTGATGGCCCTGGTCGCGGCCCTGGCCACGCGTTGCTCGCCCATCAGTTCCAGGTACTTGGTCAGGCCGGAGTCGTTGAGGGCATCAAGCAGCGTCTGCCCGCCGACCGTGCCAGTGACGGAGTATGTGGCCTTGCGGGCGTACCCGGCCTTGACGTTGACCCAATCGGAGAGAGCCATTATTTGCGCCCCGGGCGTGCATCCATTACAAGTGCGAGCTGCCAAAGAGCGCCGCAAGCGTGTGATGCGATTCCTGATTTGTCCGGAGAGAGCCCGGAAATCTTCCACTCGACGCCGTCGATTTCAAAAATGTCTCCGTATTCCGGATCTGCAACCTCGGACGACCGCACAGATATTTCCATGGCTTTGAGTCGCTTGGAGCCGTCCCATATCGTCTCTTTCGGCTTACATCTCACCGTGACAGCAGCACCCTCGCCAGCGCCGCCGGCCTTGTATGTGGCTGGCCCGCCAAACATACGCATGATGTCGTCGGCCATGGCCTGCATGTCGGTTGTGATGCTCATTCTTCAGTCTCGCTTGGCCGGATTACGCCCCGGCGGTATTTGCGTTTGCAGTTCCGTTTTTCCCTGATCATCATTGCGCAGATCCTCTGCGGCCCGTACTGCGCCCACTTGCCCCGACATCGTTTGGTTCTTGCGTGGTTCATGCCTTCCTTAATTGCCGGGGCCTTTACCCAGGCCCCGGCGGGCGTCTGGTTTTCTCGCCTGCTAGGGGAGAGATTTGCCCGGTGTCCGGTCTGTCAGACTGAACCTGTCGGCCTACACACCGCACAAAAGGTAGATTGGATCACCTCCCGCACGGACACCGGGGCTGGAGTTGACGACTCCGAAATTTATTCCGCCTGCCTCCGGTAGCACTCCACGCAACTCTCAAGCCCATGGATGTAGCCGCGCAATGCATCGTCCCGGATCATGAGCCGCTCCACGTTGGCCGGGCTGTCCAGGGGCAGGGCCGCGTCCATATCCGGGAGGGCAGGGCGCTGCGGTGCTGGGCACTGGACAACGGGCACGGTCACCATCACTGGGGCCTGTTTTGGCCCGCAGCTACAGAGGCCGATTGAGACGATCAGTAACAGCGCGGCGCGTGTCATCGTCGATAACCTCCAGGGTTTCCGGCTCGGATCTGGTGCGGGTGCGCATCTGGTCCAGGATCTGTTTGCGGGCTGCGGCGGCGGTGACGGCATCGGCTTCGCGGGCCAGGGCGTCACGCAAGCTGTCCTGCAGGGCGCTGGTCGAATTGTGCGCGGCATCAAGGGCGGCGTTCAGTCGGACGATGTCAGCCATGGCCTGGTCAAGGGCCGATCTGGTGGCGTCGTGCGCGGCCTGCTCTGCGCTGAGTTCGGCGCGGGCGGCTGACAGGCGCAGGGCGTGGACGCTGTGTTGCCAGGCAATGAACAGCAGGCATAGGACGCATAGGACGTATGGGACCAATGCGGATTTTGCCGGGGCGAAAAGTTTGAGCAGGCTAGTCCACATCGCAGGCTCCACGGCCCCAACCGGCGGCTCGGTAGATTGTTGTCAGCGGTCCAAGGATGCGCACGGGGTACCCTCGATTTTCCCGAAAATTTGCGGCGCTGCGCCCGGCGTTGTGCATGGCCACATGGCTCCACTTGTTGGGGTCCATGCGTCTTGACAGGGTCAGGGCCTTGTCCCGATTTACCCAGCCGAGGCCGCCGTTGTAGGCGGACAGGGTAAACGCCCATCGGTCGCAATTCGTCCACGCGCCGATGCGCCGGAACAGCCAGCGATCATAGGTGACCATGGCGCGGATGGCCCACGAGGGGGAAAACGGCATGGGCTCCCCGGTCTCGGGCGCAACCTTGGGCATCCACGTGGCCGTCGACGGCATGAACTGGGCGAGGCCCTGGGCACCGGCTGGCGAGACTGCATCCTCACGCCATGCCGACTCCTGGTGGATCTGCGCTGCAAGGGTGGCAACCGGCGCGTCCATGCCCCACTGCGCCCTGGCTTCGCGCGTCAGCAGGGAGCGGTATTGCTGCGCCCGCTGTGGGATGGTCGGAGCGGCCATTGCCCACGCAGCCCAGGCCAGGGTCCAGACCATCATGCAGGTCAGCAGGACCAGGAGCAGGCGCCAGTTCATAGGCCCATCCCAACGGCCAGCATGGCACAGCCAACAACGATGGCGCGGCAAATCAACGCGGCCGCGAAAACGCGTTTGTGGTTGACCATGACCGTGCCGTCGCGGGTCAAAAACCTATCCGGCCTGGCATACGGAAACGTCCAGCGGTGTACCCAGTAGCCGACAAACGCGGCCAGAGTGACCAGGGCCAGCTTGTAAAGGATCACCGGCCCCTGCTGCGGAGAGAGCACCCATACCAGGGCCAGCAGGATCAGCGCAAAGATCGCGCACCAGAACATGCGGATCTGAAGATTTAACCTGTTCATTTTGCCTCCCGATCATTGAGAATTTTTTCCTGCTCGTCCTTGGGGATACTGCTGTGCACGACCAGTGCGCGGACCATCCGAAAAAGGATCTCGTTTTTCTTGTCCAGAGATGCGGCCAATTTGTCCTGGCTCAAGGACAGTTCAATCCGCTTTGCGGCTTCTGCCTCGATGCGTGCGATCATCTTGTCCTGGCATGTGACCTGGCAGCGCTTGCACTCGGACACACTCATCTTGCCCCGTGCACCCGCGACATACGAGGCCCAGGAGCACAACAGCGTGATGATCAGGCCCAAGAGAAATTTGATCCAGTCAGCGTCATTCATGCCGGGCACCCCTGATATTCGATTTGCTTGCCGATTTTTTTGGCGTAGTGATATTCGGCCAACGCGCCTGCGCTCTGCTCCCACCCATGGAGCAGATAGACCGTGTCCGCGCTGCGGATCATGGCCAGACAGATGTCCATGTACTCGGCTTGCTCCAGGCCATCCGGCAGGGTGGCCGGGTTGAGGACAACGCGCCCGAGGTTTTTGCGCAGCTGCGTGGCCGCATCCAAAAACGCGGGGCGGTTGAGCTTGGCGTGCCCGGTCATAGGGCCTGCGATGTAGGTTTTGAGCTTAGCCACGTATCTTCTCGAAAAATGACTGGCACTCTGTGCACCTGGTGCATCCCGGCACCGCCTGCCGTCTGGCCTCGGGGATCTCGTCCCCGCAGTCCTCGCAGTCATGCGCCGATTCTGCCCGACCAGGCATCCTCTCGCGTTCGCGCTTTCTAAGTGCGTCTGCGAGGTGGCCCTGACTGGCCATG